GGAATGGATAACGTAGGTAAGACTACCTTTTATTTATTTATGATTATGTGCTACGCTAAGAAGCACGCGTTAAAGTTCTTAATACTAGCTAGAGAAAACGAAAGTGCGTCTGTCCGGCAGTCTTTGATTGAGTTATTCCTAGGTAAATATGCTTATCAGTGTACAGCCGGAGAGCAACAAGAAGCAGTTAATTTTTGTTATAAGTTCTTTGACATTATAAAACTAGATGTAAACGTAAACAAAGAAAATATATTTGATTTATTGGATAAGGCGTATGAAGATAATCATTACTTTGCGTGTTTTATTGATCCATACAACGCGGTACAACACGAGCAAAGCCCAAAGAGTAACTATGAATTTTTAGATAGTCTTAGACGTTATCAAAACAAGATGAATACAAGCTTTCATATATCAATGCATATAAGCACCGAGAAGGCAAGAAACTATGTTTATTCTGCTAACGATAAATTGACTAACTTTGAAGGCTTTGAAATAGATGTGGTAGGTCAAAATAAAGTACCTAGAAAAAACCACGTGGAAGGCGGGCAACCTATTGCAAATAAACTAGATGATATTATAGTAGTTAGCAGAATCTATAAGGTAGACGAGCTTAAAAACTACACTCTAATATCTATCGAGAAAGTAAAGGAGACTAGAACAGGGGGAACAACTACTTATGAAAAGCCTATAATGTTTAAAAAGGAATTGGGTTACATCACTTTTATAGATGACCAATTAAAAAACCCACTTAAATATAGTGAGGTTGTAAAGGCTAAAGAAGTAATAAAGCCAGCTAACGCAGAACAAGCTTTTGGTATTTACGACGATGGACTGGCATTTTAACAACAGTAATAGAGGATATTAATTTAAAACAAACAAAATGGAAGAATTAAGATTATTGTTATTTGAACTAGATCAAAGGCTAAGAATTCTAGAGAGTATGAAAGAAAACAGTATTGTAAAGGCAATGATTAATGAAAACCTACTAATGAGTGTAAGGGTTCAACAGCTTTTATTGCGTCTAATGACTAATACGAATATATGAAAACAGACAGAGCAATACAAAGACTTATAACTCGTTTCTCAGGTGGTAACGCTATTACTCCTAACGATGCAGACAGAGCCGCGTTAAAGTCTATCGTGCAAAATTACAACGAAGATGCAAAGAGTATAAACTATTCGCAAGAACCATTTGCAAAGCTCTATTTATTTTTGTATTTTAACCTTCTCTATAATCGGGAACACGAAGACCCAAATTTAAAGCCAGCTAAAATGCTGCAAAATGTTTTAGAAAGACCTATGATAGTTTTACTAAGCGACATAACAGAACGTTTAAATGCTAATAGAATTAAAAAAGTAATAGAAGATAAAAACAAGTCCTTTGATTTACGTAAAATGACTGATCAAGAATATCAGGAGTATAAAAAAGAAATGCAAACGCCTGATCTTGATAAGCTACTAGAAGCAAATCTATCTTATGAAGATGTAAGCAATCAGATAATAAACAAGATTAACGAACTAACAGCGAATTATAAATAAATAGTGTATCTTTACAAAAAACATAACACCATGAAAAAATTAAATCACACTACAATTAGACTAGATCACTTCACAACGGTAAGGGGTCAAGAGCTAACGCAAATCACATTAAGGGTTAACGGAAACATAGAGGGGAAGTACCTACAAATAGAGGTTAACGAATTAGACGTAGAGCAAACGCCAAGGGAGAAGATAGAAGCGGAAATTAAAAGGTTTTCAATAGATATTAGCAATTTTTCATACGCATCTCGTATTGCTATAAAAAGTAAAATAGAAGCATTAGAACTAGCACTAACATACTTATAATGAAGAAATTTAAGCTATTTGCAATAACAATCGCTAGTATCTACGGTGTGGAAGAAGAGATAACAGAACAGGAAAAAGCTAAGAAGCAATTTGAGAGCGATTTTAAATCTGAATTTGCAAAGGATGCTTACTATCTTAAAGAACTAAACAAACGGAAATAATGCATATTATAACAAAGAATACAGGTACAGATATAGGATGGTTAAACGAAAAGTGGGTTTTAATACCTACAATAGTTCTTAACTATGAGAATAAGGCGCATAGCTTTTACTTTTTAAAATTTCTAATAGAAATAAACTATTAAAAAAACATTATGATAACTAAACTAACAGTAGGCTATGATAACCTTTATACAGAAAAACCAACGCTATTCATAACTGGCGACAGTATAAACGAAGCTAAAGAATATATTAACGACTTGTACGACGGAATAAAAGAAGATAATTTTACGAGTTGTATTTTTCGTGATGACTCAGATACCGCAAACGTAAAATATACAGAAATATAATGGCACTAACAACTAAGCAAGAAAAATTCTGTCAAGAGGTGGTAATGCAGCCTACTTATAGCGATGCGTATAGACTTGCCTATGATTGTGTCAAAACAAGCCCAATAGTGGTTAATAACAAGGCGTCAGAGCTTATGTCTAGGGATGACATAAAGGTTAGGGTTAATCAACTTAAAAGAAAACTACAGAATAAGGTTCTTTATACTTTATCAGAATCCGTTGCAAGAGATAAAAACCTAATACAAAAATATGAGTCATGCCTTGATGTATTACAACTCGATGACTCTACAGATAAGCAAATAGAAGTCGCTAATAGAGTTATGCGTGCCATTGGTGTTACTGGTTACAACAGCGCACAGGATAGACTAAGCAAGCAGCATGGATTCTATGAGAAAGATAACACGCAAAAAACACCACTAATTAAACCTAACAAAATTGAATTTATAGGATCAAGAGATGAAGATAAGCAGTAAGCTACAACCACTTTTTGAAATACCTGAAGGAAAACACCCGCAAGTCGATCTAGTTATAGTGACTGGCGGGCGTTTAGGTTCTAAGTCCTACGGTGTATCTACGTTTATAGCTGAAGCTTTAGTTCAATACGAATGGTCAACACTATACACTCGATTTACAAACGTAAGTGCAGCCGATTCTACCGTTCCTGAGATGTCAGAAAAGATTGATTTACTAAATTATAGAGATTTTGTAAGAGAAACAACTAACCGCATTGAAGGTGTTACGGGTGGCAAGATAGTTTTTAAGGGTTTAAAAGCAGGATCAGGCACTCAAAGCGCAAATCTAAAGTCCTTAAAAGACTTCAACTGCTGGGTAAATGATGAGAGCGAAGAGATACCTTCGTTTGAGGTTTTCGATAAAATACATTTATCTATAAGGCATCCAGAAAAAAGAAACTTAACTATATTAATCCTAAACCCAACGGATAGAGACTTTTGGTTATGGGAGCAGTATTTTAAGCCTAAAGACGTTCCAGACTTCTTTAACGGCATTATTGACAACGTCATGTATATTCATACCAACTACCTAGACGTACCGCGTGAGGTGATCCCTGATAACATATACGATAATTACCAAAGAAGAAAATTAACCGATCCGCAATATTATCACGAGGTTATACTAGGCGGTTGGATTACAAACGTAGAGGGCGCACTATTCACACGCTCTAGTCTTAATTATTTCAAATTATACGATCTAAAGACAGAAAACAGAAATACTACAATAGCTTTCGTAGACGTAGCGGATCAAGGTTTAGACAGTCTCTGTATGGCTGTGGGAATGCTTATAGGCGATATGATATATATCATTGACGTAGTACACAGCAAAGAAGTAAGTAACTTTACTATTCCTTTAGTTGCTGCAATGATCAACGACCTAAAAGTTGATAGGTGCGTAGTAGAGAGTAATGCAATGGGTTATATTTACGGCACTAATCTACAGGAGCGCGTAACTATTGACCTTGATATTATACCAACTAAGGGAAACAAGCACCACCGCATTGTAGGGAATAGCGGTTATCTAAAGAAGTACTTTGTATTTAGAGACGATTACGAGTCAGGGACGCCTTACGATAGCTACATGCGAGAGATATTCGCCTATACTAAAGACGGCAAGTCTAAGCACGATGACGCACCAGACGCCACTACTGGCTTAGCTTTATTTAAGAGGGAACTATTCGATTCATAAAAATAAAAATCATGAGCAGAACATTTAGAACTAATAAGTATGGAGAGATTAAGACTGACAAATTCAAAAAGGATTTTAACGGCTGCGGCTGTGTTTATTGTGAGTTTATGAGCTTTGACTCAAGAAACAAACATAATGAATTATTTAAAGATAACGAGATTAAAGAAAACGTTAACTATCTTCGCGATAGGTATGAAGATTTACAATATGAAGAAAAGTATTATTTAGATACGATATCAACTTACCTACTCTATTTATAATCATTCTTAATTAAATAAGCTGTATATTTGCTTATAACTAAAAAACTAAAACAATGAAATTAGAAGTAACAGAAGAAACGATTAAGAGCTACCACAACTACGCGTGCCAATCATTTAAGACTAGGATAGAGAAAGACTTCCCTTCTTTGTTTGAGCCAGTATATGAATGGCAGTATGTTTACTATGATGCCGAAGATGAGACACATGGCTTAACAATGGGTTTTTATAATTCTAAAAAGGATTTTTCAAGACGGTTATATGATCTTAAACCTCTACACAAATTAAAAGAGTCAAAGAGAATAAGAGAATAATTTTAAACCTTACTTTAATCGGTAAGGTTTTTATTTAGAATGATTCTTAACTAAAAACAGTGTATATTTACAAATAACTTAAAACTAAA